GAACCCTAAGACTATGAACTTCATGTACGAGAAGTGTGACTTCTGTACCGAGAAACAGAAAGACATGGAAGAAAAAGCAATAGATACTTTCTTGCATGCCGAAGCCGAGCGAAAGTTGGATAGTAATGCTTAATGACTTAAGACACATACACCCACATGCACGACTATGGATTGTTACAGCCATCGTACTTGGCTTGCTCTTTGTATTGAGAGAGCCAGCCACCTTCATCGTTAAGCCACCACATGGCAAAGTGATTGCTTATTATCAGAACGATTACCAACGCTATGCCATTGACAAATTAGTAGAGTTAGACATGCTTGAGCAGTACCCTTGCCTCTATGAATTGTGGACTAAGGAATCTAACTGGCGACCCAAAGCGCTTAACAAAAGCAGTAAGGCTCTAGGCATAGCGCAGTTATTGCCATCAACATGGAAGAACATCAAGGTAAAACCTACCCTTAACGGCTATCTGCAGGTGGATGCAGGGTTGCGCTATGTGAAACACAGATACGGAAGCAAGGGTATCTGTCGAGCATACGCCCATCACTTAGCCAAGGGTTGGTATTAAGACATGAGTGCATTTAAACCGAGGCATCATAAAGTTATAGCAACAAAAGGTAGCACCAACAGATACGGCAGGGGATTAGTTGCTTATGTCTTAAGATACAACGCACGACTTTGGGACAGGGCTATTTGTCGAGGCATAGAAACCGATGTGTTTTATCCAGCACAAGAACTGTTCAGCCGTGACGAGGAACGCATGTTCAAGAAGATGTGCGCTGACTGTCCAGTAATGCAGGCTTGTTTAGAGTGGGGCTTAGCCCATGAAAGGTATGGAGTATGGGGTGGTACAACACCACCGATGCGACATAAGATGCGTAAGACTTTAGGATTGGCGATTGCAGAACCGCAACACAATCCATGATACGATAAGAACGAAGCCCGCTAGATTCTCTCCTGTCTCTGGCGGGCTTTCTTATGTATTAAGAACTAAGATTTAATTCTTTAGCAAGCATGAACACTTCATCACTTAAGTCATCAAGAGTTCCATCGTTGTAGATAACATGATTAAACATGTAGTTATCCATCGCATGCTCTGATGTGTGTCCATTGACAGCGCTATGGTTGTGTCGGTTGATACGCCATAGAGAACCACTAAGATTCTTGATTGCTTGTGCCTCATTAGGGTAGCGCACATCAGAGATAACAATCTTATCTTCTGACTTAATACCTGATAGTGCAATGTTAATCCACACATCATCGCCTAACATCTTGCGCCCAAAGTCAGTGCCCAGCACTTGTAATAGACGGCGAACTTCTGGATTCCTTTTGGTTACATCCCAGCCGTAGTCCTCTACCAAGTCAGAGACACGCGTGATGCTATCCAACTTAGGGTTGATAATCATCAGCGCTTGGCGCATAGGGTCAGCGAAAGCAAGGCGTGTGTATCCGTAATTAAGACACAACAATTCTGCCGTGCTGTCCTTACCTGATTGTGCGTATCCACTCAAACCGATAATCATTACTCGTTCTCCTTTAGTTCAGCCTGTGCTTGTGCATTACTCTTGCGCCTTCTACCAGCACGCCACACTGGTGGCTCGCCACCCAATCTATCTTGCAACTTAACGATGGCACGCTTGACACGCTTGCGCATGGCTTCTTCACTTGCCTCGTATAAGACAGATAAATCCTCAAACTCCATGCCACCATCGTGGTAACGATTGCGTAACAACTCTTGGTCTGCATCACTTAAGGCAGAAAGTCCTTGCTTAACATCCGATAGTAAAGCCAAACGATTGTTACCCTCAGCAGGCTTACTGCTTTTAGATACAAACTCCGATGACATATCCGAGGCAGAGTCCCAGCCCTCATGTGTCCACACATCACGCAGTAATTCATGCAACACCTCTGGCGTGTAATAGAAACTATCACTCATAGGCGAGCGCGACTTGATTGCTCTTTCCTTGGCAACTAACTTCTGTGCCTCGTTGTTGAAAGTCTTGCGTAACTTGTATGGCATAGAGTCATCAGTGTTCCACTCCTCTATCTTGTGCCAGTGTTCAAGCGCCCACAAGGATAGGTGTTGATAGATGTCATCAACGCTTACAAGATTGCGGTGCATGCGATTGCTTCTTGTTGCTGCCATGCGTGCTATCTTGTATATCTGTTCCCATACTAGGTCTTGCTCATCCTTCATTTTTCAGTTTCCTCATTGCCATTAGCAGGTCATCCACTGTAATCAGATAACCTTTGCTTTTATTGGGAGGAATTTCGCAAGTAATCTCACGACCAAACTCTTTGATTGCGTACAACACATGGCTCGTAGGTACCATGAGTACGCCCTTCTCTAATACAAACGCCCAGTATGCCGCCTCTGTAACCATGATGCCAGACTTCTCCCATGATTTGGACTTCATAAACCAGCACTCAACTTCAATGTAAAGGTTGTTAGTTACCCACCATTTCCTATCTCGCTTTACTTCTACTGTCCTACCTTCGGTGAGTAATTCTTCTACTAACTGCTCACCCTTTCTGCCGTACCCAAAGTCTAAATCGAAACTTGAGTTCTTTGCCACTTGTTAAACGCCCGCTCTTTTATGAAGCCCAACGGCTCCTTCGGATAGATACACATCATTTACATCACAGTTGTCAGGCATAAAAATAGGGAATACATTTTCTAGTTCTCTGGTAATTTGCTTAGCCATCTCTCGCCCTGCATTATCACCATCACAAAACAACATCACCTTCTCCCAATCAGCAAGCACGCGAGAGTAAAAAGGTTTCCAGTTGTTAGCGCCAGGCAAGCCAACGGCTACAAAGCCTGCTTGCGTAGCGATGATTGTGTCAATCTCACCTTCACAGATAGCGAGTACATCACCATCTGATGAGAGCGCGTTGACATTGTAGATGTGTGTGGATGCACCTGGTCTTGACATATACTTAGGCGCACCGTCTTGGTTGATACTACGAAAGCGTAGGTCAACTGGTCCTGTTGGTGTGAGGTATGGGATTGCAAGTCGCCCGACATAAGGTTCATGTCCAGGCTCAGGATTCGCCACGAAGCCGAGGCGGAACATACGCGCTGTCTCCTCGGTTATACCGCGACTCTCCAGATACGGCAGGATTTCGCTTAGGCTTTGCTCGTAGTTCTCCGTTGCTCTCTCCAGTAATTCTCTCTGCGATTTGCTTAGCCTCGCCATAACCAACGCCTTCTTTCTTCATAATAAGGGAGTAAACATCTCCCGCCATGTCACAACCGAAGCATCTAAAGCCACCGTTGTCTAAGTTCAAACGCGCAGACTTAACTCTATCACCGTGAAACGCACAGCGCACAGTGACCCAGCCCCTTCTGCCATGGGGTATCTCAAACCCGTAATGTTCTAGCACTTTACCGATGTCATGTTTAGAGTTTGGCGAGAGCATCACTAAGCCTTTGCACTACATAAGACTCCATCACTCCCTTGTTCGATGCCTTAATGATTACCAATGGGGTAGGTGCAAGGGCTAAGTTCTTAGAGATGCGATAGTTCTCTGCCTCTACATCAGCCTCACGCAACCACCCGCTCAGGTCAATGCGACCATCACGCCGTGGTGCCTTAGCCTCAATCACATAGGTATCATTTACTGTCTTAAGAAAGACATCACCTATGTCATTGCGCCCTGCCCGTGGCAATCGTTGTGCTTCGTATCCCTCATTGACTAACTCATCGGCTAGGTCAATCTCCCACGCTGCGCCTCTGCGCTTGTTACTTGCTTGCTGTGTCGCCATTTTGTTTCTCCGCATGCTGGATTGCTGCCCAGTATAAGTTGTAGTAGTTGGAATCAAACGCAAATCGCTTCATGTGTTTGACTGTTGCACCAGTGTGCGCATAGACAGGGATGCCCGTCTCCTTAACCTTGCGGAAGAAGGACACATCCTCACCAATAAACTTCTCGCCTGCACCCTCGCCCTCTGCAAAGAGGAAGCAATCAGCACCGAACTTCTCGCGTAGTTGTGTAACAACGGAGCGATGCATCAGTACCAATCCCATGCCAGCGTTGTCAATCTTAATGACTTGGTTGTGTGGCAAGGGATGGATGTAGGTCATCATGTGTACATCGCCAGTCTCGTTAAAGAGTACAGGCATAGGTTGCATGAGTGAGCCTTCGTTCTGCTTGGAGATAAAGTAAACTCCACTAACGATGGGCTTGCTGTGCTTGTCTGCTGTATCCCAAATCATTTTCATCACATCAAGGGTAAGCACGATGTCAGAGTCAACCCATAGAATCCAGTCTGTCTTAACCTCGTCATACCACTTGTCAATCAGGGCTTGGCGTTGGCGTGCAATCTGATTACCCTGCACACGCATAGCGTTGTTAAACAATATGTTCTTAGAGTAGGCAGTGACGATGGTATAGACCAAGCCTTCGGCAAACTTGCCGTCAACCATGCCGTTATCGCACCACGCTACAGTCAGTGTCTCTTTACTGCTGTGCATTTTTAAACTCCAATGTTCCTTCTGATTGGTCAAGTACAGTCATTGCGTTCTCTGCCATTAACTTCCATGCCATTGACATAGCATTTAGTTGATTGGCTATATCTTCTCTACACTCATCGCCATGGTTCTCAAGGAGATGTTCACCGAGTTGTCCTACATAGTCAGCAAACTGCAGTGACTCCAACCAAATCTGATTCGGGTCAAATATCTGCCGAGCATTTTCATCTACTGTTTCTATAAAGTCAGGCAGTTCATTAAGAAGTGCTTGCTTCACCGCTGGTGACAGGGGTGCTGCTTCCAGAATCTCCATCAGTTTCTCTGGTGTAAGACACAGTGCCTCGCTTAGTGAGTTCGAGGTACTCGCTTGCGTTGAGGTCTTTGAAGATTCCGCCTTCTTTTTTCTGCCAAACATACGCTCTCCATCCCACTGTGTATACATATCTCTTTGGTTCAAACATCAGTTGTGTCTTAATATCTAAAAGTAAAGGCTTCACGGGGACAGTAATACCTTCTGGATAATCTTCTGCTGGAATCTCGCCAGCGTTTTCTACTACCTTTAATTCCCAATCTTGATTACTCATTGCTTCTCCTATGCTTGGGGCATGTCTAAGATAGACATACTCGCTGGGTTATACGACAGCCAAACAGGTGATGAACCCATTGAATCTGCTGGTCCGTATCTATTCTTTACTACTGCTACACCCATAGATGCTAACTGCCCATGGATAGTAAGGATTAACGAAGGAGTCTGGGCTACCTTGCCGTGCAACGCAGAGCGTGGCGGGCATGGGTTACCAGCAGCACCTTCACTTGTGTGGTGGCAAACAATTACTGCAGCACCTGTCTCACGCGCCCACCATTTAAGTTCACGCATAAGGGTACGCAATCCACCCCACTCATCTTGTCCATCCATGGTTACATCAACCGCGTTGTCCAAAACAATCATCTTGACATCTTCACCTAAGCGTTCTCTTGATGCAAGGATTGCATCTTCAACATCCTTAAGTGTTGGTGCTGAATCAAACTCCCACATAATGTGGTCGGCAGGCTTTAACATCTGTGCTGCCCAGTCTCTATCCATCTCCATCAGTGGCTCAACATCTTGTTGTGCTTTACCTGTGAGCATTGCAAGTAAACGCAAACTCATAGTATGTGAGTGAGTATCTGCTGAGATATACAAGGTGGGAACCTTGGCATTTACTGCAAGAGACAATGCAAATGTAGATTTACCAGCCCCTGGGGGACCAGCAACCATTGACACTTCACCATATCTAAACAGGGCTTGCTGCTCTGCAAGAGAGCGCCACACGATAGGAACTGTGGCACCCCCTTGCGAAGCAGTCTTAATAGCGCGTGAAAGCAGGCGCACTACTAAGCCTTAGCGTTGCATGCAGACTCTCTTGGCTGAGCGCATGCATAGAAGGACTTGTATGGCTTTCCAGCCTTACTGATTCCCGCAGGCACGAAGCGCATTGGCATACCGTGGTCACAGTTAGGTGATGCACCAGCAGCAGGTGCTGGAGCAGGTGGTGTTGGTGCATAGTTATGTGCTGGTGCAGCAGGTGCTGCTACTGGTTGTGGATTAAGACCTGCTGCTTGCAAGTTGGCAACTGCAGCGTTGGCTGCACCGCCTGAATTTACTACTTGTTCTAGTGTCTGAATATCTGGGATGCGCAACTGCAATGCATCAATGTAGATGTCCAGTTCCTGCTCTGTCCAAGCACGGATGTTTAGAAGGGTACCGCCAGGGGTCTTAAGGTTAATCTGAAATGGTGCTTCGTTACTCATGTGATTCGCTTCCTGTTAGTTCGGGATATTTGTGTGAGTCCTTGCCGTTCACTGCATAGCACGCTGCATTTACTGAGCAAGTACCACACATGAAGCCTGGGTTTGGGATGAAGATGTTGTTCTCTACAGCCACTTTAAACCCTGCTACTTGCACGCCGAGGCGTTGTTCTGTGTAGTGATTCAAGTCAAAGAGGTCGGATAGTTCTCCCGTTCTTGCCATCCAGTACGCACCCTTACTTGGGCGGATACCAAATGTTTTCTCTACCAGTGTTGCGTAAGTACCCAACTGTGTGTGGGACTTAGGTTCCATCTTACTTGTCTTGATGTCAACGACAACAAGTTCACCGTCAGGGCTAACCATGAGTCGGTCTAAAAACCCACGCATGTTCACGCCATTGACTGTCTGTAGCAGTTCTGTTTCAACTGCTGGCTTGCCATCTGGTAATAGGTACAGTTGAAATCCACTGTCCTGACGGAATTGAATCCAGAAGTCAAGCATCTTGGGTCCTTTGTCTAGCCACCATTGAGCATCTTCCTTATTGGGATATGCCTTAGTAGCAGTTCCCCCTGCACGGAAATCTTTTCCGCTTTCAAGGGCAAGGGTAAACTCTTTCTTCCACTCTGTATTAAATACTAAAGTAGAATCAAAGTTTGCTTGCGCTTCTGGTGATGCTAGGTCGTAGACCTCAGTGCTAACATGCAGAGACTTGCCACCCACTAGCCAGTAGGATGGGTTCTCTGGCACGCCTTGTACACGGCTTAGATAAAAGTTCCAACCACAGTTGAGCCAAGTTGTCATGGCGCTGTGGGAAACATAGTTCCTGCCAGTTAGATTTTCTAATGTAGTCATTTACTTCCTTTCAATAGAGGAGACTACTGCACGATGTCTCTCTTATAGTAAATTAACTATGGCGTGTCGCAAGAATTTTAACAATAATTCTGTATACACTCTGTTCGTGCAGAACAAGATAATACTCTACCTAAAGCGTAAGCGTATTAAGCAGCAGCCTAGCAGGTCCTTAGACCTGCGTGGCACACCTACACATGCTTGTATTTGTGGGAGTTTATTGTTCTCAGTTAAGTGTATGTTTGAGGATGGCGAGATTTCGCTTTGGTTTACAGATGCAGAGTGCGCCCTATGTGGGGCGTTAGTCACAGCACCTACGCCAGTGGATGAGGAC